CTCCACAGTTGCCGGCTTAGCTCGCACTCTTGATCGCAATATTGGCATTCTCAGTCAACCCACTCCTTCCCATTCTGTCATTGCCAATTTGCCAGAAGCTGGACGTCTTTTTTCCCGTCGAATTCTCACAACCTTAGAGCAATTTGATCCACGTGTCCTCAAAATTCCAAATCGTATCCTCACCTTAGAAGAAGCCATTACTGGCCGATTCGAAGGACAATCAATCCCCGGAGTTTATTCTATTTTTCTCGATGCTTCCGCCGGATATTTATATCCTGGCAAAAAGTCCCGCTACATATCCAAAGAGCTAGACGGGACTGTCAAAGTTGACCCCAAAATCAGACAGTTGTTTGATGAAGCTATTGAGAATCTGAAGATAGGCCTTCCCCCAGATACTGTTTTCCAAGCCTCCATGAAAGATGAAGTCGTTAAGAAATCCAAAGATAAGAGCAGACTTTTTTATATCTCTGATTTATTAAATATGCTCCTTTCCCGCGCCATTTTCCTTCCTGTTGTTTCCATTTGCTCCCAATTTCCTCTCCTCACTGAATGCATGCAAGGCATCAATCCCTACTCTGAGTGGGGATCCCTTTACACCGCTCTCGTTGAACGTTCTAGGACTAATGTTTTCGATGGTGACTTTTCAGATTACGATCTGACTGTTCCCATAGAATCAGTTCGCGCTGCCTGTGATGTCAGCTTAAGCCTTCTGGCTTACGCTGGCTATTCTCCGCAGGACATTTATTCTAGTTACACCTTCACACGCGAGTATACTAACCCTTTAGTAGTAATGGGAAACCTCATTCTTCAATGGAACAAAGGCCACGTTTCCGGAAATTTGATGACCTTCATTCACAACTCATTCATCAACAGCATTATTGATCGTTCTATATTCCATCACCTTCAAGGTGATTGGAATTTTGATGCCCATGTCACCACCCTCAAAGGTGGCGATGATGTTGTTACTGCTGTTGACGATTCCTGCCCCAATTACAATATGCCCAACCTTACCAGAGTGTATTCCGAAATCGGCATGGTTTATACCAGTGCTGATAAGTCAGTTCAGACAACTGATTTTCCAGGGATAGAGAATGTTACTTTCTTCAAGAGACGTTTTGTCCAAGATTCTGAGAAGATTTTAGCCCCTCTAGATCCCCATTCACTCGTTAAGATGCTCACCTTTACTCTGTCTCCTGCCAACCTTGCTCTTGCCCAGTTTACCGG